TTAAGTTCTGGAATATCTGGAACTTCAGATGAATCTTTAATTACTGTACAAAATGATTGTTGTGTTCCCGGAAGAGTTAAAGTTTATGTACAAAATTTATCTACAGCAAATAAAAATTTATTAATGGAATATTTGTCAACTAAAATTCTTGCCGGTATTAATTTGGTATACGAACAATGATTTTAATATTAGATAATCAAATTTTAAATGTCGAAGGTAAATCAGAGTTTGCCAGTGGATTGATTTCAAATCAGTTGGGTAGCAACTTTAATGATACGGATAGTACCCCTTGGCTTGGAGATTTACTGGGAACGGAAGCACTTTTACCACAATGGTTATTAAAAGCATACCAAGATAACCCCAGAAATGTCACTATTGTTCCATTTATTAAATATTATTTTCGTTGGTTGTTCAGCCAAGAATTTGGTTATGGTGCCCAATTAAATTGGGAAAATATTCGCGCACCTCTTTATATGAATTCTATATTTTTAGAAGCATTGGCTGAATTTTATTTTCCTGATTTTGATTTTTCTGTTCCTTTATATAAAAATATTTTACCAAATATTAGAAAATTTTCTACAAAAGTGGATCAAAATTATTTTAATATTAAGGGAACACCCCAAGCTATAAAATATCTAATTACAACATTATTGGGGTTTGATTGGAATGATATTTTTATTGTTTCGACTTCTCCTGCAGTCTTCGAAATTCAAGTTGCGTCCGATCAAATTTTAGAATTACAAAAATATGAAAATTTTTTAAAAGAATACGCAATTCCAGCTGGAGTCGTTTTAACTTATAAGGTGATTTAATATGATTGAAAAAATGATTATGTTTGCAGCGTCTATTGCATCCAGAGGTATTGGAAATAAAAAAACAGATGTAGAAACAAAACAACTAAGAGTTGTTTCCTGTTTTGGTGGTGCCGGAATTGAAACCTCATGTCCATTTTTAAGAACTAGCAAACAAGGCGATAGACATTTTTGTGGAAGATGTGGATGTGGTGATAAAAAACACACCTGGCTAATCAAAAATGGAACCGAGTATTCAAAATTAGATTATCCAGTTTTAAACTGCCCAGTCCACATGCCGGGATTTAGTAATTATGATCCAAATTACTCAGTTCCGGAAATAAAAGAGCGCAAATCTAAAATAGAAGCTCTGGATCCCGAATTATTAAAAACTGTAGAAATTACGATAGGTGAAACTTAAAGATATAGATAGCATATTAATAGAAATGCATAAATATTTGCATGCCTATCTCCACCAGACAAGAATTTATTGATTATACTTTTAGAAAACTGGGTGCTCCAGTAATTCAAATAAATGTCGATCCAGAACAGGCAGAGGACCGGCTGGACGAATCTTTGGAATATATGCAGGAGAGACACTTTGATTTTAATCAAAGGGCTCAATTTGTCGTTCCCATTGGAGCTACAGCTTCGGTTAATCAATATTTGGATGTTAGTACGTTTGGTTACGCTGTTGGGGCACAGGCGGTCACGTCCGCATCTACGGGTGTTACCGGCTTTTGGCCTGCCGCAAACGATATAGTATCGGTAACAAAGGTATACAGCCCGAGCGATCAAGTCGGTGACTATATGTTTGATTTGCGGTACCAGATGACTCTATTTGACTTTTTTGGTTTGTATTTTAACCAAGGCGGTCTTGCACAGGGGCCGATGGCAACTTATATGGAAAGTATGCAATACATCTCATTAATCAACGATGTATTCAATTATCCAGTATCCTATACATATACAAAAAGCACAAATAGACTATTCCTGGAAACTCAGTGGTCTGATTTAGAAGCGGGCAATTATGTAATGATTGAGGCATATGTAAAAGTGGATCCCGATTATTATCCAAAAGCATGGGATGACAGAATTTTTAAACGACATTATGCGGCACTGCTGAAAAAACAATGGGCGCAAAATTTATTAAAATTTTCAGGTATGCCCTTGCCCGGTGGTGCTCAATTGAACGCACCGGCAATAATGCAAGAAGCAGTTAGAGAATTGGCAGAAATTGAACAGATGTTGACTAAGGTCTATGAAAATCCAATAGATCCAATGATAGGATAAAATGGCAACAAACCCATATATTAATCTTACCAACTACCAACCAGAACAAAATCTGATCGAAGATATCACAGTTGAATTGATTCAGGGAATTGGCCAGGATTGCTATTATGTGCCCCGACAATATTTTAATATCGATCAAGTATTTGGCGAAGATCCTGCATCTTCATTCAGAAGATCTTATGTAATAGAAATGTACATACAGTCCTTTAAGGGATTTGACGGTACGGATGTTATTACTCAATTTGGTCTCGAAATCAAAGATAAGATTACTCTTATAATGGCGAGAAAAAGATTTAAAGAAGAAGTTACGGATATAGATAGATCCATTACAAGGCCGCGTGAAGGTGACTTAATTTACTTTCCACTTTCAAAATCTTTATTTGAAATTAACTTCGTTGAACACGAAAACCCTTTCTATCCACTTGGAAAACTTTATTCGTATCAAATAACAGCCGAGCTCTTTACATACAGCTACGAAAAAATTACTACTACGAATACAGATATCAATTCTCCGTATACAATTACTACTGCTGGTCTTTCCGGCTCAACAATCATTCCAAGAGCTAATAATTTGGGAACAACATATGGAATAAATGATATTTTGCAAACCGAAGGCAACTCATATGGATTTGATCCAAACAATCCGTTTGATGATGCCGGGTGCTCGGGAGGCGTTTAATGTTTGGCTATTATTACAACCAAAATTTAAGAAAATTGGTAGTGGCATTTGGTTCACTGTTCAGCAATATTGAAGTTGCGCATACAGATCCAGATACATCTCTGCCAACCAATATTAGAGTACCGGTTCATTATTCTTCACAAGAAAAATTCATTCAACGGCTACTGCAACCTTCATCTATATCAACCGGAACTCGTATCGAATTACAAGTTCCCATTATCAGTTTTAATATGAATAGTATTGTTGCGGACCCCGGTAGGCGATTAGGCCGCTTCATCCAAAATACAAACGTCACACAGGGGTGTGGTCCATCTGGAAGCGCAATAGGTAGTCAAATACCTGTAAATGTCTCTTTTAGTTTATTTGTCTATACTAGACACACCGATGATATGCTCCAAATAGTGGAACAGATAATGCCTTATTTTGTTCCAGAACATATCGTTACATTGGATATGAATACAGTTCAGCCAGATATGCAGATACCAATAATAATGGTATCAAATAATTTAACTGAAAGATACGAAGGTGATTTTTCTAGTAGACGTTTAAATATAGCTTCGTTTCAGTTTTTGGCAAAATCGTGGATATTTGGTGAAATTAAACCAGCTACAGGAATCTCGGCTGCAAATACGATTCCAATTATATTGGATTGAATATGAATATTAATAAAAATTTGGCAAAACTTTTTGATGTTCCGGAACAACCTCAAGCAAATAAACAACTGGCTGGTGGAACCTATGATATAGCATCTTTTCAAAAAGATTATGCGATGGTACAATCAAATCTAAAAGATTTGATTGGTAATGGAAATGTTGCTTTGGAAGCTGCTTTAAAGGTTGCAACCGAATCTGATTCCCCTAGAGCATTTGAGGTTGTTGCAATACTATTAAAGACCATGGCAGATCTTAACAATAATATGCTCGATGTCCATAAAAAAGCAAAAGATACCACTGGTACTAAAGTAGAAGTAAAACAAACCAACAATTCTGTTTTCGTCGGTTCGACAAAAGATTTGCAAAATCTCTTAAATAAAGATAGAAGTACAGAAAAAGATGTTGTGGAAGCGGAGATTTTAGATAATGGCACAAATACATAAAGAGGGTTATAGAAATAACCCAAAGTTAAAACTTCCCGGGGTTGAGCTTCAATACACAGAAGAACAACTAAAAGAATATGTTAAATGTGCAAGAGATCCGGTATACTTTTGTGAAAAATATATTAAAGTAAAGACTCTTGATAAAGGAATTGTTCCTTTTAATCTATATCAATATCA